GGAAGAAAGATCAAGCTTCTCCTTTTAGCCATGAAAAGCTAGAAGAATATTTATCTAGAGGATTAAAAATTCAACATTGCAGTCATGGTGAATCAGGAGGGCACACAACGCCCTATAAAGAAATGTTAGCAAAAGCAATAAACGAAGCTAAACGAAGAGGAACATATAATGACCCAAGCAAGAAAGACAGACCCAATCACTAGCCATTTAGCCGCTAATGATTCAAAGCAAAATAACGAAAGACAGCGCATTGAAATGCTGGAATTTTTGCAAGGAAACAGCGGATTAACCAGTAATGAGCTTGGCAAAAAATCCCCTGTTTATGACCGATACCAATTTGCGCGCCGATTATCTGAAATGGCAAAAGCAGGAACAGTAAGAAATAGCGAAAACAAACGCTGTGGCGTTAGTGGGCGATTAGCAATGACTTGGTGCGCTGCATGATCGTAGAGGTTAGTGCTCATACCCTTAAAGAGAATTTAAAAGAGATTCTTGATAGTGGAGACATAATCGGGATAACAAGGCATGGCTTTATGGGCCATGTGGTTATTCCCGTAGAGGTCTATAAAAGCATGATTAAACTGCTAGACGAATTAGACAAACAATGAAACCAATGCGTTTATACATTGAACAGCCAGAAGGGTTAAGGCCAACGCTCAAACGGTTACATTCAGTGTTGATTGAGGTTATTCAAGGCGGCGCTGTTGAGGTCATTGTTAGAAGGCCAACTAGAACGCTGCTACAAAATAGAAAGCTGTGGCCCATGCTCAGTGATCTGTCAAAACAGGTTAATTGGTATGGATACACTCTTACTAATACTGAGTGGAAGATTGTTCTTACCGCCTCTTTAAAGAAACAAAAAATAGTGCCTGCTATTGATGGTGGTTTTGTGTCATTAGGCATAAGTACAAGAGCGTTATCTAAACAAGATTTTAGCGATTTAATAGAGCTTACCTACGCATTTGGCGCAGAGCAAAACGTTCAATGGGGCGGTAAAGCATTAAGCCATTATGAAACATACAGGCAGGCGGCATGATTAAGAGTAAAACGAAAGATGAAAAACGCTGGCTTAATCATGTAGCGAGCCTAGGTTGCATTGTTTGCAGAAATTTAGGTTATGGCGAAAGCCCCGCAGAGATACATCATGCTCGCATAGCTACAGGTATAGGCAGAAGGTCTAGTCATTTTGACGTTATACCATTATGCCCAAGGCATCACAGGTTAGGTAGTGATGCTTACCATGCAGCCCCCGCAGAATGGGAGCGTAGATTTGGCAAACAAGCAGACTTAATAATTCAAACAAAAGCCGATGTATCTAGCATGCACTCCATGACTGTTGGCTATTGATGTTAAGTGAATTAGCAGATGGAAAAATGGCTAAGTGGGAGAGGGGTCAAATGCGCCGTGAGAGCTTTTTTGTTGAATATATGGGGCCAAGTACCAATGCGATCTATGCAGGCCAGCACTGGACTAAGAGGGCCAAAGAAGCTGATAAAGCGCATAAGGCAGTAAAGCTTATAGATACAGATTTATTCCTTAACCCAGTAAGGCTTTATTTTACGCCACAAATAGGTAAAGGAGGCAGGGAAAGAGACTGCTCTAATTACAGTTATACATGCAAAATGGTTGAGGATGGATTAGTTAAGCGGGGAATCTTATCGGGGGATGAGGCTGACAAGGTAGTGAAGTTTGCTATCAATAGGCCAATTACTAACCGAAAAGCCCCATCTGGGCTATGGATTTTAATTGAGGAAACCAATGCCTAGAACATTTAATGTTGAAGGAAAGAGTTTAACCATTAAAGAAATATCAATAGAAAGTGGCTTATCTACTGATGTATTACACAAACGATTAAGTAGAGGTTGGCCTGTTAATAAAGCAATGAATACCAGCTTATACAGTAAGGCTTCAGCAGGGCGATTAGCTAACACCCCGTGGCGTGTTAAAGGTTGGTTAGCTAAATGCAAATAAGTGTAAAAGATAATATTAAGTCTGTAGTTAAGCGTTTAGACAGTGATGCTAAGAAGCAAATACCTTTTGCTACAGCCGCCGCAATTAACAACACAGCGTTTAGTATTCGCAAGGCAGTACAGGCGCAATTGCCTAGGCACTTAGACAGACCTACACCGTACACAATAAGAGGTGTTCGTGTTGATAAAGCGAAGAAAACATTATTGGAAGGTAGCGTGTTCTTTATACCAAGAGTTGCCGAGTATATGTGGTATCAGGTAGAGGGTGGAAGCAGAAGGGCTTCAAAGAAGTGGATAGCTGTACCAACGGATAACGTAAAGCTTAATAAATATGGCAACGTTCCGCGTAGTAAAAAAGGTTTAATAAGGAACAAAAAACAGTTTATTGCAAACATCAATGGAACTACAGGTGTGTGGGAAAGTGGAAGCAGGGCAAAGCCACAGACTAGATTGATCCATGCCTTTGTTAATCAAACGCAATACCAAAAGATATTCCCCTTCTACAAAATAGGACAGGGAGTAATCAATAGTAAGTTTGATACAGAGTTTGCTAAAGCATTTAACAGGGCCATGCTCACTAGAAGATAAGGTACTACTGAGTATTTACTAAGACAGGTGTGCTAAGGCGCGTAATTTACTTAGCGTCTGCACTGAAAAGTCTATGTCATAACCGAGGGGATTAGTTTATGGAAGTAGTACAGGCATCATTAGAGAGCGTTATTCCTTACGCTAACAACCCAAGGAACAACGTCAGTGCTGTAGATCATGTGGCAGCAAGCATAAAAGAGTTTGGTTTTCGCCAGCCAATAGTGGTTGACCAAGATATGGTTATCCTTGTGGGACACACTCGGCTAGAAGCCGCTAGGCAACTGGGGCTGGAGTCAGTTCCAATACACATTGCCACTGGATTAACGGATTCTCAAAAGAGAGCTTATCGTATAGCTGACAACAGGGTAGCCCAAGATTCTAGTTGGGACCAGGATCTTTTAAAAATTGAGCTAGAAGATTTAGAGCTTGAGGGTTACGACCTTGAGCAAACTGGATTTACCTTGCCAGAACTGGACATGCTAATGATGGACAAAGAGGAAGAAGAGGACGAAGACCCTAGCTTGCTAGAGGATTCTTATACTATCCAATACAACATTATTTTTAATGACGAGCAAGAACAAAAGCAGTGGATGAGTTTTTTGAAGTGGTTAAAAAATGAGTACACAGGAACCGTAACAATATCTGAGCGTTTAGTTGCATTCGCGCAGGAGGCTATGCGTGACACAAAATAAAAAAAAGGGAGTTAATTACATTGGTATTGACGTTCTTACTGAGGCAAAGAAGCGTATCAACCATGTGATTGATTGTTTTGATGAATTAGTTTGCGCGTTTTCTGGCGGCAAGGATTCTCTAGTAATAATTTATTTGGTGCGAGAGGTCTACGATGAAAGAGGAATCAATAAGCCAGTTAAGGTTATTTTTAGAGACGAAGAGTTAATACCAGATGATGTAATTAAATTTGTGCTTGAGGTTAAAGCTGATACAGAGCGATTTGACCTTACTTACTTTGCTGTACCAATGCTGAGTGAAAAATATGTGCTTGGTAAAAAATATGAGTACATACAATGGGACAACAAAAGAGAGTGGTTGCGACCTAAGCCAGAAGGAGCAATAACTACTAGCGGGTCAACAAAGCCTATGAGCCAATATGATATGGATAAGTTTTGTATCCAAGGCTTAAAAGGAAAAGTGGCTATGGTGAATGGTATCCGCAGTGACGAGTCTTTAGTTAGGTTTAGAGCTTGCATGAATAAACGCAATGAAAATTACATTAACGCTACTGAGTCACCAAACGTAAAACTTGTTAAGCCTATATTTGATTGGTCAGAAAATGATGTGTTCCGATATTTTTATGATCGCAAAATTCGTTACTGCTCAATTTATGATGTTCAAAAATGGAATGGTCAAGCACTGAGAGTATCTACACCGTTACATGCAGAAGCCGCTAAAGAACTGCACAAGTTAAAAACTGCATACCCTACATTCTACCAACAGTTGATGGACATTTTTCCTGAGATGATTGTGCATGAGCGTTATTTTAAAGACTTAGATAGGTTCGCTATTATTAACCGATACCCAAAAAGTTGGAGAGGAATACACTTATACATTAAGGAAAATATCTCTGACCCAAAAATGAGAGCCATTGCTTTTAGCCGAGTTGAAATGGCAAGAAAAATAAGAAGCAATAACGAAAGAACGGGTAAAGCGGGTCGTCCTGAGAATATGTGGGGGTATCCAATTATGTATGTGTTTCAACAAGTAGTTAACGGCTCATACAAAAGAGTTATACAGCCATGCAAAACTCCAACAAAAGCTCAGGTATCTTATGAAGATTTTAATCAGGCTGTGTGATTACAAAGAAATAACACCGCTTATAAAGCATGGTAAAAAAGAGCGAGTTACTTTTGATAACGCAGAAGGGTGTTTATGGTTCTGCGCTGAATATGAAGGTTCAGTTATTGGTTGTGCCGCATTGGTCATTAAGGGAGCTAGAGCGCGTTTTAAGAGCGACTTTGTACACCCCAACTTCCGTATGGGCGGCGTAGGAAATCTTCTTATGGAGGCTAGACTGAAAGAGCTAGGGCCGTTTGTTGGTAAAGCTACAGCTTTTTGTACTCCTATGAGCTGGCCTATCTATAAAAAGAATGGATTTATTGAGCATAACAAAAACAAGTTTGGAATTATTTACAGTGGGAGGCTGTTTAAACATGAATGATTATAAACAATGGTCTGGCAAGACTAGAGTCAGGATGCTTGCCAAGTATAAGGCAAGCAAAGATAAGCCCAGTGTTGGCCCTTGTGAGATTTGTCAGCAGACTAAAAACACAATGCACCACGCAGAAGATTATGGTCCTACTTTGGAAGTCTATCTAGATAGCTTACATTCACTTTGTGGACATTGCCACGCTATGTTGCATCTACGTTTTAGATTTCCTAGTAGGTGGAATGACTATAAGGAAAAAGTAAGGCAAGAAGGTGTGCAAGATTTTGTACCTCACATGGGTAAAATATTTATGCAGTCTAACCACTGGGCAGACGTTCCTTTTGTGACACATAAGCAAGGTGATAAATGGTGGGAAAAGTTAAACACTCGCCGACATTTAGGAGAAAAAGAATGAACCATCCAATTGATTCAATAGAGTGGATTGATGCAGAGTTATTAACCGCTAATGACTACAACCCTAATGTCGTGCTAAAGCATGAGTTTAAATTACTAGAACATTCGCTTTTAAAAAATGGGTGGATTCAGCCAATCTTAGTCACACAGGATAATGTGATAATAGATGGATTCCATAGAGCAACACTAGCTAAGACTTCTATTAAAGTTAAAAACCTTAGTGACGGCAAAGTTCCATGCACTGTTTTGTCTTTATCTGAGCCAGAGCGAATGTTATTGACGGTTCGCATTAACCGAGCAAAAGGAGTACACGCCTCAGTAAAAATGGCAGAGCTTATAAAGTCAGTAATCCAAGAATATGATTACACAATAGATCAAGTTAAAGAGGCAATCGGTGCTACTAAGGATGAAATAGAACTGCTCCTTGAAGAGAATGTTTTTAAAGCATTAAAAATTGATGCTCATAAATATTCAGAAGCGTGGTATCCAAAGTAATGGCAGATCGCAATACATATCCAATAGCAGTAATCGCTTCTGTTTTAGATTTGTCAGAAAGGCACATAAGGCGATTAGCAGAAGATGGGGTAATACCTAAGCCAATGGATAAAGGTCGATGGGATTTAGTTAAGTGTGTTCGTGGCTATGTTCGCTTTTTAAGAGAGCGGGCTTTTGGTAAAGAAACTGCGGCGACTGATTTGCATAGTGAAAGGACGCGTTTAGCCAAAGCTCAAGCAGATCGAATGGAAATGGAAGTTGGTGAAATGCGCGGTGAGTATATTCAATTGGAATGGGTAGTTGAATGTTGGCAGCATTTTACAGCAAACGCTAAGTCAAAATTGCTTGGCGTTCCTTCAAAAACAGCCAGCCGAGTTTTAGCAGCAAAAGACTTTGGCGAAGCTGAACAGATTATTAAAATAGAAATTACTGAAGCTTTGCAGGAGTTAGCAAACGATGGATTGCCTGACAAATTTAGAAAGCGTGTGGAACAGGGTATCCCAAATATGGACACCTCCACCGCTGTTGAAAGTGAGTGAATGGGCAGATACACACCGCCGCCTATCAGCAGAATCTTCGGCAGAAGCAGGCCAATGGAGAACTGATCGCGCACCATATCAGCGGGGAATGCTAGACGCAGTAAATGAGCGCAATATTGAAACCGTGGTCATTATGTCCTCAGCACAAATTGGCAAAACCGAAGTGTTGAATAATGTGGTGGGATACTACATGGCTCAAGACCCCGCGCCTATCCTAGTGCTTCAACCTACAGTAGAGATGGGTAAAACGTGGTCGCAAGATAGGCTTGCCCCAATGATTAGAGATACGCCAATACTTTCGCGTCTTATTAAAAATCCAAGGGCAAGGGATAGCGGCAACACCACCATGCACAAAAGTTTTGCAGGCGGTCACATCACGATAGGCGGCAGTAATTCGCCAGCAAGTTTAGCCAGCCGTCCCATCCGATTAGTCATGGCTGATGAAGTCGATAGATACCCGCTATCCGCAGGCAGTGAGGGCGATCCTGTAACGCTTGCGCGGAAAAGAACCACGACCTTTTGGAATCGTAAAATTATTTTAACCAGCACCCCCACCGTAAAAGGTGTTTCAAGAATTGAAATGGAGTTTGAGCAAAGTGACAAGCGCCGTTTTTATGTGCCTTGTCCTGAATGTAATGTAAAACAGACGCTAAAGTGGGCCAATATTCAATGGCCTGAGAACGAGCCAAAAAAATCTCACTGTGTTTGCGAGCATTGCGGGTCAATTATTGAAGAGTCGAGCAAGCCTTGGATGTTGAAACATGGTGAATGGATAGCAGAAGGAATCCTAGGAAAAATAGCAGGCTTTCATATTAACGAGCTTTATTCACCTTGGCGCAAATGGTCAGAAGTTGCCGAGGATTTTCTCTCAGCAAAACGCTCACCTGAAACCCTTAAAGCTTGGGTTAATACTAGCCTTGGTGAAACGTGGGAAGAAGAAGGCGAAACAGTTGAAGGAGATAGCCTTATGTCTAAGCGAGAATCATATGATTTATCAGCTATCCCAGAAGAAGTGTTGATATTAACGGCAGGGGTCGATGTACAAAAGGATCGTATAGAAGTTCAAGTGGTTGGGTGGGGTCTTGATAACGAGCCTTGGATATTTACTCAAAAAGTATTTTATGGAGAGCCTACAGAAAAAGAGGTTTGGGCAACGCTGGATTCATTTCTTATGAAAACCTACAACGGACATAAAATTATTGGTGTGGCGGTAGACTCTGGTTATTTAACGGAACACGTTTATGCGTTCACTAAACCTAGGGCTGGCAGAAGGGTCTTTGCAATTAAGGGTGTGTCAGGTATGGGTAGACCATTAACAACCAACCCAAAGCAAACTGGGCGGCAGAGGGCCATGCTTTACAACATTGGGGTAGACACAGCCAAGCGCACAATTTATTCATGGCTGCATAATGATAACGTTCATTTTTCTATTGGATTAGATGAGGAATTTTTTGCTCAATTAACTGCGGAAAAGTTAGTTACTAAGTTTAGGAAAGGATTCTCGGTCATGGAGTGGGTAAAAACTAGAGAGCGAAACGAGGCTTTAGATTGCTTTGCTTATGCCTATGCCGCATTGAATAATCTTAATCCTGATCTGTTAAAAGTTAGGGCCAGAAAAATAGCTCCCCCACTATTAACGGAAGAGTCTATACCAACCAGTACACAGAGAAAAACTAGATCAGCACCAAAGCGCAAATCTAGTAGTTTTGTTAGTCGCTGGTAGCTTTTTTATTCTTCTAGTTTAAATTCTTCTTTTTTATAAATAACTATAGGCTCTTTAAATTTGTTCTCGATTTCTACAACAGCATCTTTCAGAGCTTTAATTATTTTTTTCATATCATCGTCACTGTATACATAGAGGGTTTTATTGTTCAAGTCTGCAATTATCTTTATATGTTTTAAAGCTCGGTTAACCCTAACTTCCGCAGTCTTTACAAATATTTCCCTTTTAACTTTTATATCAAAGTCGTCCATTAAATTAACTCCCCATTAATAGTCGTTTTAAATCTTTTATTGATTTGCCTGTAATATCAGACAATTCAGCTAAAGTTAAATTTAAATGCTCATCGTAGTATTCAATTATTTGCTCATTACTCATAAAATTATTACCTATTATTGCTCATCTAGTATGCGCTTCAACAATGCTAGTGATACGTCTGGCATATTCCTAGCATCCTTGGTTGTAAGCCTCCACTTCTCAACAGTGCTGCGGCTAACCTTCACACCGTCACTGGCGTAAAGGTCAACTACTGCTTTGCTGCTCAAGTTATGTAGCTTTAGTAAGCTAAAAAACTCATCGTTATTACTCATAATTTAAACTCGTCATAATAAAAATCATTATTAGGCTCGCTAAAGTCTGGCAAGTCATCACATTTACTACGCTCAACACCCTCAGCAAGCTGCTCATAAGCTATACCAAAATGCTTATACCCGCGCTGTAGGGTCGCGTGGTAACTGCTAGGCGGTGGCGTAAATAGCATGTCATCGGTATTCATAACATAAGCCATAGCTTTTACTGGGCGGTCAGCGCCTTTAATAACTACATGCACCTCCTGTTTAGTGTAAAAGTTAGGGAAGCCCTCAAACCTATCTAGTGATGCCTCACAGTCAGCGGTAATCTCCCACAAACCGCCCTCAACAACATGGTTGTTATTGGGGATAATATCGGCTACTCGCCTAAACGCTAGCATAAAGTCCCACAGTGTACCCTTGCCAACAGCCTTAGCTTTTGGGCAGCGCATACTCATGCTGTCCATATCTGTGTTGGCTCCGTATGCAAAATATAATTTAGTCATTGGTAATTCCTCGTTTTTGATTATTTGTAAATTTTTTAGCTTGCCCATAATAATACTCCTATGCCACTTCTAAGCGGCGGCGTTTTAAATATGCAGTCAGCATGCGGTCTTTGCCAATCTTGGCTAAGTTCTCAAACTTTCCTGCTCCAGTTACATTAATTTGTTTTGCATTTTCAGCGGCTCTCATAAAACCAGCGGTCAGCTTTACCCAGTTCACTGCTTTTTCTGCACTAACTGTCCCACTATGCTGTCTAAACTCAACAGTCCCATGTACAAACTTGCTGCTCAAGTTAAGCTTGTAGTAGCGGCTACCACCGCTCATTGATTCAATCACTGCACTTATGCCAGCACTTCGGCTAACTTCTGCAAGCTGGCGTGCTAGTGAAGTCCGTAAATTACTTCTGCACCATCTTCCTGCATTACCTCTGCGGCTGGCTGGCATTATCTGGTCAACTGCACTTTCATACTTTAGCCATAGGCGGCTAACATTTTTAATTTCCTTAACGCCCCACACAGTAGCGTCATGGTGTACATGCAAACCACAACTTCTGTTTACAGTACATTCCAATCTATCTAACGCATCCATCACTCGCGTAACTTGTGCCAAACCATCTTCCCCATCTAAAATTGGGCTAACTACTTCAAAACAAACGCCGTCACCACTCAAGCTTGCGTCAGTAACAACTTTCCAGTGTGGGCGTGTAGTGTGGTTGTAACCTTCATAAACACACTCAACAGCGGCTAAATGGCTAATTTGTTGGGCTAAGTCAGCGCGTCCCATGTTGCTAGGGGCAATGGCTTCAATCTCAATTCCAAACCGTTTTACTTGTGTCATGTAATGCTCCGTGGTGCTGTGTTGTTTCTATGTGTTTATAATATCACATTGTGATAGTTATACAAGTCAATATGGAAAATAAATTAAATTAATTTTAAATATAAATGCTAGAATAGCTGATGCCTTTATCTGACCTACATTTAGCGCAAGACCAATGGATACTTGACGCAGCAAACGACCTTGATGGAAACATATCAGGAAGGATTTTTGGTGTGGAAGATTTAGATATAGGTGCTGAATATTGCTTTAATTTATATGACGATGAATTGCCGACCCTTCGATTTATTGGGATGGTTATTGATACTATGGATAATAATAGCTACGCATTTATGAATACTCAGGAAGTTATTCAAATACGGTGACTTGCGTTTTATTCTTAGGACAGCTAACCCACTAGCAAATATCAATGCTATGGGCGGCTAATGGCTAACCTTTTTGACGTATCCACTTATATTAATACTGAGCCTTTGACCTTTACGGCAGGCGATAGAGTGGCGTGGGCGCGTTCTGACCTAGGCAATGATTACTCCCCATCTGCATACACGTTAAGTTATACGGCTCGGCTAGAAGGTTCTGGGTCAACTGTAATTAACTTAACCGCTGTAGCCTCTTCTCTTGATTATCATGTGGTTGTTCCCGCAGCAACGAGCGCCAAGTTTGTTGCAGGGCGATACCATTGGCAAATGTATATTAAACGCAACTCTGATTCTGAGCGTTTAACTTTAGATAGCGGCACATTTATTGTTCATGCGAACAAAGTAACCGCAATTACCGACCCTAGATCAGACGTAAAAATAACCCTAGATGCAATTAGAGCGACCCTAGCGGGAAGAGCTACAAAAGATCAAATGGGTTATTCAATCGCTGGACGATCAATTAGCAGAATTCCTATTCCTGACCTTTTGGCTTGGCGTGACAGCTACGCCGCAGACTATGCGCGTGAAGTTAGAAAAGATCGCATTAAAAACGGGCTAGGTCACTCAGGCATAATAAAAACGAGGTTTGTTTAAATGGGAATCCTGAGCTTTCTGGGCAAGCAGCAAGAGCCAGACAAAGACCCTAAACAAAAGCGTAAAACTTCATTCCGCAGATATGGCTCAAGTGTTATTGACCGTTTAACGCAAGATTTTAAAGGTTCAATGCTAACCGCTAATGGCGAAATTGAAGCGAGCCTGCGAGTTATGCGAGGCCGTTCACGACAGTTGGCAATGGACAACGATTACGCTTCTAAATTTTTAAAGATGGTTAAAGCCAATGTTGTTGGCGTTCATGGCATCCAACTTCAAGCCCGATCTACCAGAGAAGATGGTTCTCTCGACAAACTAGACAATGATGCAATTGAAGCATCGTTTAAAGAGTGGAGTTTGCCAGAAAACTGTTCCGTAACGGGTCGTTTATCTTGGGTAGATATTCAGCGCTTAGTGGTGGAAAGCTGCGCGAGAGATGGTGAAGTTTTGGTAATAAAAGTTAGAGGCTTTAACAACGCTTTTGGCTTTGCTGTTCAGATTGTTGAAGCGGATCATTTAGATGAAGATTTTAACCTCACATTAAACAACGGAAATCGAATCATTATGTCGGTTGAAGTGAATGAGTGGAATGCGCCAGTGGCTTACCATTTATTGACCGATCACCCGAATGAAACATCCATCATGTTCAAGGGCCGAAAGTACAACCGAGTTCCCGCAAATGATGTTTGCCATTTGTTCATTACTGAGCGAGCGAGTCAGTTGCGCGGCGTTCCTTGGATGAATACCGCTATGAAGCGTTTAAATATGATTTCGGGATATGAAGAGGCCGAGCTAATTGCTGCAAGAATTGGCGCGAGCAAAATGGGCTTTTATACCTCCCCTGACTCTGATGCTTATGTAGGTGAGGAAGATGAATCTGGCAATCTTGTTACAGATATGGAGCCAGGAGTCTTTGAACAGCTACCAGCAGGCATGAGCGTACAGACATTTGACCCTAGCCACCCAAATTCAGCTTACCAAGTGTTTATTAAAACTGTACTGAGAGGCGCGTCTAGTGGGCTTAACGTGGCTTATAACGGTTTAGCAAATGATTTAGAAGGGGTTAACTTTAGCTCTATTCGAAGTGGTGTTCTTGAAGAGCGCGAACATTGGAGAATCCTACAAAAGTGGGTCTCTGACCAGTTACATCGACCCGTTTATCAGGCTTGGCTATCCTCAGCATTGAGAACCCAAGAGCTAAAATTACCCGAAAAGAAATTTAAAAAGTTTACTAAAGTTAATTGGCAACCGCGAGGGTGGGCATGGGTAGACCCGCTCAAAGATCAGCAGGCTAATAAGCTCAGTATTGAGATGGGTACAGGTACGCTAACGTCAATATGTGCCGCTGCGGGGTTAAATTTTATTGATGTATGCGCCGAAAGAAAAGCTGAATTAGCAGTTTTGGAAAGCTTCGGATTAACCCCTAACGATATTCTCACCCCGAATAAAGAGGTCGATGATAATGAGTGAAATAGCAACAGGTAATTTATACCGCACATTTAATTTAGATAGAGAAGCAATCAACAATGAAACGCGAACTGTTGACCTTGCTTTTTCTTCTGAGGAACCAGTTGAAAGATGGTTCGGCAGCGAAATACTAGACCACAATCCTCAAGCTATTCGACCATGATCCCTCAGATCATGTGGGGGTAGTTGAAACGGTTTCTATTGATAGCGATAGGGTAGGTCGCGCAACGGTGCGCTTTGGCAATAGCGCGCGAGCAACAGAAATCTTCAATGATGTTAAAGACGGTATACGCAAGCACATTTCGGTGGGCTATCGCATACACCGCATGGTGATGGAGGATGAGAAAGAAGGTGAAGAGTCTTATCGTGCATTAGATTGGGAGCCTTATGAAGTTTCAATCGTATC